TAATTCAACGTAAGGGTTAACGCCTATCGAAGTAGCTTCATCTTCTAAGACATGCTTAATGCGCTGCGCAAGCGATTTGATTGTTACTGGCTTTTTGTGGGCAATGTTGTTCGCAGGTTCTTTTGTATACACGGGTTCTGCGCCAGCTGCCAAAATAACCTCTGTGCTATTACCGCGCATCATGTATCCAGCGACTTCATACTTTATATCGTCGCCGATATATACCGTATCACCTACTCGGATAACCTCACCGTCTTTATCAAGCGGTAGTCCAATCATGTTTGACGTATCACAAAGCTCAACAATGCGGTCTAAGAGCTCCTCGTCATTTCTCCAGCTTTGAATGCCTAGAAGAACGTATGAAAATTGGTCCCAGCTAAGCTCTTCTCCTCCTTTCTTGTATGCTTTGGCTCTATCTGCAATTCCTTGACGTTCCTGTCTGGTCAGCATTGCAAACCTCTTTCTCTTTGTCTTTGAGCCAGACGGCCAAAGCTCCAACAAGTCCATATGCGATTAGGGCATATCTGAAAGCCATTAGGTATGCCACGTTATGCGGCTCAAAAATGCCCAGGCAGTCAGCTGTGAAGTAGACCAACAAGGGCAGCAAAGCCACAAGAATTATTCTTTTGTTCATGGGTTATTCCTTAGAATGCAAGCCGTATAGGCTTAAGAGAATCCGTCTATTTATGAGCCATCGTTTACCGGCTTTCTTGGCATACACCTCCCCTCGAGCGCACATCTTGCGCATCGTGGAGACCGGGATGCCTAATAATTGAGAAGCCTGTTCAACGGTTATAAGCTCAGTGTTTCGCAAGCTCTCCATAAGAGCTAATCAGCAAGCGGAGTTGTACAGTAAGCGGTAACGCACCAGTCAAAGCCTTTCTGCGTCATCCTGGCATAAGGCTCATTTGATTTGCCGTCTCGACGGGTGCTCATGATCTGTACGAACCTGCCTGTCTCAATTCCTCGCTTAGTAGGAGCGTTACTCCCCTGGCAAATCATGCCATCAGCACGTAGAAGCGCAAAGAGACGTTTGCGGTTCATAAGCGGGTCGTACTGTGCGAGATAGCGTGCGGCATCTGTGATTGTCATCGTGCCTTTGACATTAATAACCGTGTCATAAACGCAAGCTTTTGGCGCAAGCTCATCAATTCTGACACCCTGCTCGATGATGGTTGTATCCTTCTCATAGAGCTGACGTTGTTGTTCTTTAAGCTGTGCGTCTTTGCGCTGAATGGCTTCATTAGCAACTAGGACCGCACGAGCTAAAAGCTCTTCATTACTCTCAGAGCCATCTGTGGCAATGTAACCGCCGCTTTGTCTAATTGCGGGAAGGACGTCATGTGTAACCCAGCGCTTAAAACGTTTGATGCGTTCAACTTTCGTCTCCCACGCAAGAAGCTGTTCGCGAGTGGCTTTGTTTGCTTTTGTCGGTTCAAACAAAAACAGCAAGTTATAAAACCCAGCCTCACTAATTAGCCTAACTTCCTGATTACCTCCAGGGGTGTACATATGCGTACCCCCCTTTTCATCTTCATCAAGACGCTGCATTGCACGGTTTCTATTTGTAATTTCCAAGAAATCGCATACGTCTTTAGCGACAAACCAAGGCTCTCCATCAGATCCTTTAAGGGCTCTAAGTTCTCCAAATTCTTGAGAACTGAAAACTTGTATACTTGTATTGTCCATTTCAACTCCTTAAAGTTTTTGGACACGCTCTCCCACGTTGCCCCGTGAGGAGGGCACTTTTATCTTGTTAATAAATAAGGCCTGCAAAACAAAGAGCAAACACTGCAACACATAAACCAACGACGCTTGCCATCTTTGAGCAAGCAAAAATGCAGTAAACTGAAAATATAAGTGATAGAACAGACACCAAACACGAAAGCATACGGATTGGATGTTTTCTAATGGACAACTTAAGCTCCATACAAAAAGAAGCTATTAAAGTTGCTAAATCTTTAAGATTTCCCAAGGTTCACACACCCTTTGAAGATATTCCGAATATTGACGAGGTGTTAAAACAAAAACAGGACGACATGCAAGCCCTCGCTCAAGATCTATCTACATTTAGAGTTGCTGACACTGTTAAGCTAACCCCACTTGATGAGCAATTGAGAATTAACGAATTGCTGGATGTCTTAAAAGAACAAGCCCGTGTTTTAAATGCTCAAAATGAGGCATTTAAGGGATACGTAGAAGATGCAAGAAAAGAAACTTGGTTCTCACGACGTGTCTCAATCGCCTCTGTTGTTATTGCTCTAGTGTCTTTGCTTGTAGCGATTTTCAAGTAAGCGGCTGTTTTTTCTAATGGCATTTTGCCCATCTTTTAAAAGCTCCGCTTGCTTCTTGAGCTGTTTCAAAACTACCAAGAAACCACAGGTTCCCACCGTCTTCCATAACGTAATATGCATCGTTAAAACAACTCTTTATAAGTGATGCTTTGTCAATGTGAGATATTGTGGTGTGTGGTGCTTTGGCTTTTTCTGGTTCGAGCTTATTCTCGACTTTTGGCTCCCAATGATATGACCACGCTGAGCCAGTATTTTGCGGTATTGGCATTTATTACTCCAGACATGCAAGCCACTTTGCAGAGACATTTAGTGCATCAGCAAGTAGACGAATAGTTTTTAAGCTAGTTTTTTCGTCGTTTTCCTCTTTACTTGCTTTATAAATTGTCGACTCAGAGAGGTTGGTTCTTGTTGCGAGTTCACGAGCTGACACATTTTCTCTAGCCATTGCGATGCGAATACGAACAGCAATTGAATCCATCTGATCCATGGTTGCCTCCAATCTATAAAACGTAGGGATAAAACAAATACTTGATTAATGCGATTTTCAAAGAACGACTAACTTTTATCTAGAAACTTACGAAATCCGTAAGTTCTTCTTCATAATAGTTACGAAATTCGTAAATGTAAAGAAAATTTTTACGATATTTGTATATTTTGTGTAGAAAGTGGTAAAATGCCTGCTAGATGAAAGGAGCACCAATGGAAGAACTTAACCTTCAATTGAAGCAAATCCGTAAGATGCGCCGTATGTCCCAGGGAGACCTTGCTGAAGCTGTGGGAGTATCATCACGAGTAATTAGTGCTTGGGAACGTCAAGAAACTGAAATAACAATCAAACATGCAAAGAAAATATGTGAAGTTCTGGGCTGCACATTTGAAGAGCTAATCGGAGAAAAGCCATCACCAGAACAACTTGAAAACTCAAAGCAATTAGACGATCTATTTAACAAGCTTAAAGATGTGGATGCCGTAATCACTGAACTGCAGAAAAGAATTTAAGAAGATCTTGGCGGGCGTGAAGAAATAAGACATGTTTAATTCTCAAGGAACGCACGTTCCAATTTAGTGTTAACACCGGACAAAAACTTAGTCCGATATATAAAAGTTTGAAGGAATTGTGGAAGGGTTTGGGAAATGGCTGTTTATGCTGAAAGGACTCTTGTTGTTTACAAATTTACGTTCAACAAGAGAAGGCACCCTGATGAAGTCTGTAGCATATACGATTTAGATGGGTCAGACATCCTTACGCACTTTTCAAAATTTCTCAATTCCAGAATCATTCCAAAATTAGAAAATGAAAACGTTAAAGTTTTTAAATTTCATAAGATTGAAATTGCTTCAGAAAAATATATTCTCGCGTCAATTGAATCTGGCCTCGCTGGCGAAGATCGTGTTATCTATGAGCCATCTACTGATAAAAATGTAGGAAACATTAACGCCGAACAAGCGGCATTAGTCGGAACTCGCGTTTATCTATCTATTGAAAACACAGGTGATACATATGCAATCCTTTGTGTTGAACATGCTTTATCATCTGCTGGAGACACCATTGTTCCACGAGAATTTGCAAACTACCTAAGACAAGCTGCTCCACATGTAACTATGAAATATGAAGCAGTTACAGAAAAAGAAGCGGAAGACACATTTAAATCTGTCGAGCAAATTTCTATCAAACACTACATCAAACAAAATGACATATCTGAAAGCCTAATTAAAGAAAGCGACTATGTCATGTTGACGTATGGACATAAAAAGAACAGACCATTTCCAACGAAGATAATCGACGCGATTAGATCTATTGACTCAAGAAGAAAAACATTGGTCGGATATGAGAAAAGTCTTTTTGACGACGAGGACGCTGTTGTTGAGGTCCAAATGAAAAATAACGTTGGACGAACAAAGAAGTTCAAGCTGAATGATGATTTTGATATGAGAATTGTAGAATTATTAAACTGCAATGGAGACAGACCTTTAAGCGATAAAGAATTTGTTAAAAGGTGCGCAGAAAAGGTGGAAGACATTTCAAATAGGTTAGGTCGCTCAATGTTGTAGAATAATAACAACAAAGAACGAATGTTCGACACAAGGAGGAGAAATGAGCAAAATTAGTTTATATTATGTGGTCAAAAACTATATTGCGTCGCTCCACCGAGGTCACGAAAAAAAGATATCTAAATCTGACGTTTTCCTTCAAATTATTACACCGCTTATCGTTGCTGTTGTAATCACCATCAATGCAAATAAGCTTCATGATTCTCTCAATGAATCTCTCCAGGGTCTCCTGACATGGGTATCAATTACCTCTTCATTAATTTTTGCCGTCGTTGTAATGGTTTACCAGCTCAGAATGCAATTAATCGCACAAAAGGAAATTAAACCTGAGGGAGATGAGCTAAGAGTAATCGATGAGATTTTTTATTGTACTCTTTGGGCTGTCGTCGTGGGCTTCACTTCAGCGGCATTTATAGTTGTAAGACCTCTTGTATCAACATATAGCGCATTGATAGGGAATCTATTCGCGGGTTTAGCAATAGCCCTTTCATTAAATCTTGTTCTTGTAACTTGTATGACAATAAAACGAATTGGAATAACCTACGAAGTAATTTCAAAACGTTGGAACAAATAAGAGGAGCAATAAGCTCCTCTTTTTATATCGCGCGTCGCATCTGTAGAACTTCTGCGCCCTCTTTATTGACGTCGTTAAGAGCTTCTCCGATGATTTTCCCTGCCTTCTGAATCTGCTCTAGATCTGTATCTGCATAGCGCATCGTCATGTTAATATCGCTGTGGCCAAGAATGTCTTGTGCACTCTTGATATCCATGGTCCTGACTGCAATCGTTGCATAGGTGTGTCGCAGATCGTGAAAGACTGGTCGTCTCCCCTGCGTTCCAAGAAGCCCCCACTCTTCCGAGTGTCTCTTCCACCATGCCGTGACTCGCTCTGGCCTAAGGTATTCGCCTGAGAAGTCACCTAAAACGTACATCTCTTCATTAAACGCAATTCCCATCAACATACAATCTTCAATGTATTTAGTGCGCCATTGCTTAAGAATGTCTACAAGTGGAGCTGGAACTGGGACCGTTCTGGTTTTCCCGTTCTTTAAGCCTTTCACATACGTCTTACCGCCGTCATAAGAAATGGCGCGACAGAGGTTCGCTGTGACGTCCTCCACCTTGAGCTTCACGTCCTTCCACTGAAGCCCGCAACACTCCTCACGTCTCATGCCAGTAAAGTACGCTAAATACGTTGCAATAACCATTGGAGAAAGCTCGAGAGCAGCAAGCATAACTTGGAGCTTCCTACGTGAGGGTTCATCCAGAGGATTTGGCGGCGCAAGATGGCCCCTAGGGGCTTTAATTGACGCACAAGGGTCATACTGCAGATCTCTAATCGCTACAGCATGGCGTGTACATTGCCTCAAGCCATTGAAAGCCTTCTTGATGGTATTTGCTGAGTAGTTGGAGTCGTAAAGCCAGGACACATACATCTCAACATCTGTGATAGTAATGTCTTGTAAGCGTTTCTCGCCAAAGAAGAGATCTATGTAGCGAATACTATTCTTGTACGACGTATAAGTACGGCGCTCGATTTGCTGCGTGGCCACAAGGCTCTTAAAGTAATTGAGACAGTATGTGTACGCTGAGCAATCAAGTCTTGTTGCCTGGCTCTGTTCAACAATCTCAACAAACCCCGCATCCTTAACCCATTTCTCAGCTTCAAGCATGGCGGTCTTTTTACCTCGACCAGTCTTATCAGATGGAGCACTCAAAGAATGATGCTTCTCATGGATAAGCCCATCTGCTCCACGGTACCTTTGTTAAAATTTTTATCGGCTGCCTCCATTTTGCCTCCAAACTGTATGGCTACTGTAAAAATAGAATACCTGTTCGAATAAAAGTTTTAACTATTTAGATAGGCGTTTACCTCGATATATTCAAATGAAGTGAATTGAGGAGCAATCGCTACTGTTAATCAGATTGAAACAATCCAGCAATTAAAGCGGTTAAATTCATCGTTACAAATGACCAGTTAAACGGCTTGTTGTAAGCCGTTTTAAGACGCGTAAAAATGAAAGTGGAGTATTTACCCATAAAAAATACCCCTCCCGCCGTGAACTGCCTCCCATTTCTTGGACATAAGAAATGGGAGGCTTTTTATGCGTATGGATCGTAGAGTAAAGTACGATGTAGGGGTGAGGAGAAAGGTAGCAGAGCTCTTTGCTTCCGGTATGGGATCTTGTACGGTTGCAAGTACTCTTTCTGTTTCACTCTCAGCTGTAAAAACATGGCACTATATATACCACGCGTTTGGAAGCGAGGTGCTACTGACCATGGATGGCAAGCAAGCTCCCTATACCTACGAGCAAAAAGTTGCTGCAGCAAGAGCTGTCGTTGAGGGCGGCATGACAAAGACTGAGGCAATGGCCAAGTTTAAGATTATGTCGCTGGCACCACTTAAGAGCTGGTGCAAGCTCTATCGTACAGGTGGCGCAGAGGCTCTTAAGCCAAAGCCAAAAGGAAGACCTAAAGGCTCTAAGTCCAAGCCACAGAAACGCACCCGCGAGCAGGAACTTGAGGAGAGGTGCCGCAGGCTCGAGACCGAGGTAGCCTACTTAAAAAAATTGCGCGCCCTGGTCGAGAAAGACGAGCTCTGACCGGGGTAAAGGCTGAGGTTGTGAGTGCTTTACACAGTGAGGGGTACTCTTTGTGCTATTTGCTGGAGTGCTCAGGGCTTTCGAGGTCCACCTACTACTACGCACTGGCTCACCCAGTAAAGCCGACACGCCCAGAGCTACACCGCTCGGTTGCAGAGATTTTCTCGCGTACTACAAACGGCTGTGGCCACAGACAGATAGCCATGTGTCTGCGCGCTGAGTTGGGTGTAAGAATCGCCGACAAGACTGTTCTTAAAATCATGCGTGAGATGGGTATTCGCTGTAAGATACGACGTGAGACAGACTATCACCGCTATAGCTCCTATAAAGGCGTTGTCGGTAAGACCTTTGAAAACGTCATAGGACGCGACTTTTCTGCTGATGGACCATGGAAAAAGATGGGTACCGACGTCACAGAGTTTAAGCAGGCGTGGGGTAAGGCATACTTTGCTCCCGTCTATGACTTTGGAAGCAAAGAGATTGTCGCATGGAGTGTGTCGAGGGGTCCAAACATGGTTCAGCAAGTAGCTCTTCTCGATCAACTTTTAGCGAAGATACCTAAAGGCGTAACTCCGATTCTGCATAGCGATATGGGTTGGCAGTATCAGCACAGCGCATGGTGCAAGCGACTGAAAGACACTGGGATTGTCCAGAGCATGTCCAGAAAGGGTAACTGCATAGACAACGGTGCTACCGAGCAGGTCTTTGGTCATCTGAAAGACGAGTTCTTCCGAGGAAGAACGTGGCCTAACTTTGAGTCTTTCAAAGCTGATTTGGACGCATATGTTATGTACTGGAACACACAAAGGCGTCAGGTTAAACTAAAAGGACTGACCCCGGAGGAGTTCCGGAATCAGTCCTTAGTGGCCTAGCTCTTTATTAAATTCGTCCAAGTTTTGGGACGCAGTTCACCGAAGCGAGAGGGGCTCTTGGTTTAGTGCAGTGAAGTCAGTCGACCAGCTTCATCTGTGTCCACTTGCACGGTACTGTCAGCCTGGACAGAGCCGTCAGCGTTGACTGCGTACGCATGATCATTGTAGACGTGAACGCCCGCGGGAAGCAGATTACCATTCTCTGAAGCGAGGTACTTCTTGCCTTCAGCGTCAAAGATACCTGTTGCCATGCGTCCATCGTTTGCAAAGTAGTAGTCGCAACTTCCAATATGCTGCATACCTGTCAGCATGGCGCACTCTTGAGGTCCTTCATCCGGGCAAAGATAGAACCAATCTGTGCCATCAAAGTACCAGCCTGTGACTGCATATCCTCGTGCGTCAAAGTAGTACCAAGAACTATTGATGAACGCCCACTGGCTATAGTAGTAAGCACTTGGGCTGGTTGCATACCACCAGCCAGTCGCATTCTTAACCCAGTGTGGCTCGAACTTGGACTCACCCTGTGCAAGCTGCTCCCATTCTGCGTAAGTCAGCTTTGCGACATCAAGGTCAACGGTACCGCCTGCGCTGGAATACTGCCACAGAGTCCAATCGCCCCATGCGCCAGTATTATAGATCATAGCGGGCAAATCCCACGAGAAGCGATTGTCTGGGTACCCAGCAATCCACAGACGCGATACATCGGCACAAGACGCTACCTGCGAGCGTCCAGCTGGGTACGTGTAGACAACAGGATAGATGCCAGTCTTAGCATATACGCGGTCAACAAACTGCCTAGCCCAAACTGTTGAGCCCCATGCGTCATTGTCACCATTCTCCCAGTCAAGGCATAAGAGAGCCTTGCCAATATAGCTGGAGACACAAGCCACAAATGCGTCAGCTTCTGCCACAGGTGAGCCACCTTCTGCGTAGTGGTAGACACCAATGAGCTTACCGTCTGCAAGTGCACGCTGAAGTTGTGCGGTCATGTAGCGGTTCATTGGCTGGGTGCCTTGGGTAGCCTTAGCAATCACAAAATCAGAGCCACTGTATGCAGTCTCGACATTTGGGTGCGAGTATGTCGCACCCAATGCCTGATAACCGCTTACATCAATGCCCCTAAGCATTGTTTACCTCTTCTTTTGGCTCTTCTGCTGGCTTTGTATTGATTGGTTCAGCGTTGCCCGTCATGTAACTTGCAGGACGCTCAGAAGGCTGTACATAGGTCATTGCACGTGCAGAATCGCTTAGTCCCTTAGTCGTTGGGTCAACCGTGACACCGATAGCACCAAGGACAGCTACAACCACGGTACCAATGAGATAAGGGTTGCTGATAAACTTAACAAATACATCAGCTAAGCTGCCCCAAGTGGTCAAATCGGAGTAAGCCAGTCCAAGATATGCCAGGATTGGACTCATGACAATTCCAACCATTCCAAGCCACCATGCGGGGTTGTGTAGACGTACTTTCCAGTTAATCATTTCTTTCTCCTTAAATCAGAATTAGTGTGTATGCGCCTGTTCCAGGCGTTCCAGCCGTCCCGCCTGATTGCGGGTCACATCCTCGACCACAGCAAGACGGGTATCGTGTACAGAGAGTACATCGCGGATATTCGTAATAGTCTCGTCCGTGCGTGCCATGTACGCAGTGAAGGCTTTCTGTGTGTCATCCAAGTCACTCTTGAGCTGCTTCACGCCTTCTTCAATGCGCACGAGTCGCATGGCGTCTTCCTGGCTTGCACGGTTCATAGCCTTAGCGCCATTTATGAGCGTTAGCACCATGCCAAGGAATGACACCGCAGCGACAATCTGCTCGAATGTTAGTGGATTCATAACCTCACCTCTATTCCATACTCTTAGGAAGAATTGGAATAATTCCAGTCGCATAACCGCTAGACCAGTTGTAGAAGTAAATATGACCGTCATTGCCGTTCGCTGAGCCAATCCAAATCTTGGCGGTATTGTTTCCCGTCTGTGTGCCTAGAGAGTGATAGCCCTCAATGGCTGGTAATAGTTCTTTAGGCATTTGCGCTGTAGTGGTACGAGTTGAATAACCAGCTGCTAGATAACAATCGAGATACAACATGCCACCACGAATACAATATCGGACGCGACAAACGCCATCATCTTGCAGAGTAGTCCAAGACGTGAACTTGATAAGCTTGGCTAAATCTTCAAACGCTATAACTTCTTCACGTCCGTGGGTTCTGTCACGAGCAATAAACCCCAACGAACCCAAACCAATGCCCTTAGCTGTATTTCCATTTTGGCCATCTGATACATCAAGCCTAATCGTAGGAGCATTAACAAAGAAAGCGCCACCTAAATTAAATAGTAAGTGTCTAGCAAACACTGCGGTCACTTTAGTATCGTCTTTACCATAGTTGTAACCGTCTACGATATTGAACACACCGCCACCAAGCGATACTGCACTCTGTTCAAACTTCGCAAGCTCCTCTGAGCCTTTCAACAGCTTCATTCCGTGGCTGTCGATGGTTGTGTGAACGCCATCTTTGTCGCCAACATGCGCACCGCTCTCATCGTGAGAAAAAGCGTTTGCCATATCATCAACCGTTGCCTTCACCTCTTCTGCCTTGTTGCTTGCTTCTGTTGCCATGGTCTTTGCCTCCTTTGCTGCTGTTGTTGCGTTCTTTGCGTCTGTGGCTACGTTGCTCACTTCCTCTGCCGCACGCTCAGCCTTAGCCGCGACAGTCTCAACTTTCTGCGCCGCCGCCGTTGCTGTGGTTGCTACGTCAGCAATCTTCTCTGTGGCTGCATCGGCTTTCTTCTCAACCGCTACCGCTTTTTCCTCAACGGCTGCAACTTTGATAGTTGTTGTTGCTGCGTCTTTAGCAATATTCCTTGTTGCGTTAGAGAGAGAAGTAACACGCTTTGCAATGCTTTCCTGCGCAGACTCTTGTGAGCTCGTGGCTCCCTTTGTCAGCGTTGCAGTAATTGCGCCAAGCTTGTACTGAGTTGCGGTTGGGTTAGTGAGGTTAATGGTGCGACCTGAACAAATCATGTAACGCTCAATGCCATGCGGCTCACTCTTAACGAATACACGATCTAAAAAGTCGACAGGCAACGTCTGCTCATTGAGATTGTGCAAGTCGAAGGCTGACACCTCGATTGAGTCATCAAGCTTACCCGCCGCAAGGTCAGCAACAGCCTTGTCAGCAAGTGCCTGTGGCTTATCCAAGTCGTAGGACATCGTCTTCTCAATGAGTCCATACTTCTCAACCGCTGCCATATCAACAACTACATCGCCCTGGATAGCAAAGCCAAAGGGAACATAAGCAGTCTCAGCTGACACGTTGACTTTATGCTCATCACTGCCTTTGCCTGTCTTGCCAACGGGAACGATGGCGGTGTAGATATCCTTGCCGTCTACCTGTGTGTCGAGGTCTAAGAGATTGCTGCCAAGCTCTACTCTCTGAGTTGCTTCTGCTGCGCCCGTGTCCGGTAGCCAGTCGATAATAGATCCTGTTGCGTCATACCTCACGCGCAGCCAGCCACCGCACGCTTTTTCAAGCTTGTCACGCATCTCTTTGAGCGTTGCAGGGCGTGTGCCTGTACCGCGTTGCAGCTTGCCATAATTCGCGCCAGCATTCACGCCGATTCTGAACTTCTCGCACGCATTCATAACGTGTGCGTTGTGCTGCTCGATGAACCACTCAAATAACTTGTTGGCTTCAGCGGGAGCGTTGATGTCGCACTCAATCTCATCCGTGTCATAAGTCTTGTAAGGTCTCACGGTAGTGTCATTGAGGTACGCCATAGCACCCTCGCAGGTCAGCTTCTTACTACCGTCAAACTCCATTGAGATTGCTCTGACACGGCCACGGAACAGAACAATGCCAGTCTCATACTCGACCAACTCAACCTCTCTGTTTGGAAGCATCACCGTGTCACGGGTGAAGCTGTCCCAGAGCGGATGCGTTGGCTGGATAGTAAGAGAAAGAGCCGGGGATTGTCCCGACTCTTCCTTTAAGCTGCCAACTGAGATTTGAACGTCTGTACGTGGGTCATGAAGCACACTACCTGCATACTTCAAGATGTACATTTAAGCCACCCTCTCCCACATATAGACAGCGCGATATGGTGGCATGTTGTTATGTGGCTGGCCACCGCCGACCGCATCAACCTGGAAGCGGTAATTGGTGTAAGTGTCCGCCGAACGTGCAGTCCACTGATTGCCGCCACCATTGTCTGTACCGTAGTGCATGGAGGTGTCGTGGCTGTGGCTTGGCATCTCGTTGATGGTCAGCGTGTGAGTATCCTCGCCGCCCGTTGAGCCAGCGGGGAACTTCTGCGACTGAGCCAGGAGGAACACGCCGTTCAAAGCCTGCCATGTGCCACCCAAAAACGTTGCGGGGTCTGTTGGCTTGGTTAGTTGAATAATAATTCCCACTGGATACATAGCATCCAGCAGGTCGAAGTTCTTGGCCAAGTCCTTAATAGTCTGAGTGACATCATCTGTCACATCTGGCTTTGTAAGTCCAAGCCTTGCTGTTTTAGTGCTCATTTAGATATCCTTCCACTCGAACTTGAGTGATACGTCATTGCCTGGATGGTTCTCGTTGTCGCCAACATACATGTTGTTTTGCCATGCGCCACGGACGCTCTCCCACGTCTTGCCTGTGTAAGCCTGCCATTTAAGGCTCTTGAGCCTGTTCTGACCTGCTCTTGCAAGGTAGCTGAGTGTGAGCCCGTCAAAGCGATTCCACTTATCACCTGTATAGTCACGCCATAAGGCTGTACCGTAGTCAGGTGTGGTGTTCACTGTGATTGTGTTCTTGCCGTTGTGAAGACGTGCTGCATCGCTCGACCATACGCCGGGGCTTAAGAAGAAGCTCGTACCGTTGATGTTTACGATTGCGCTTGCTTGCGTGGTAATAACCGCTAGAGCGTCATGTGCAGGACCGTCAACAACGTAAGACTTGCCAAGCTCGCCGTTGAGCAAATACTCGACAATGCCCTTGCTCTTGTAAGGCTCGCAAACAACCTTTACTTTGAGCGCAACGCCTTGCATAAACATCTTCTGAGTGTCAACTTCAAAGCGCCCGTGATATGTATAACCTTCATCCCAGGACAGCTTGAAGTCGTACGCTCTGCCATGCAAGAAATTACGCAGCTTAGTAAGAGACTGCTCAATCTCAACCCAGTCAAGAGCTGTGTTTGGATAGCAGGTAAACTCGATTGTGCGCTTACCGAATAGCGGACGGTGAGCAAACCACTCAGAGAGATCTAGAACACCATCAGCACCAGGAATAGTGACTTGCATTGTCTTTGGCTCTGGCGGTGTGTCGACATAGTCTGTAATAACCACGCCAAACGTCTCGCAAAGCGGTGTGTCACCTACATATATCTCGAGGTTCATCGACTAGCCACCACCTTATAAGCGCCAAGATTGGCATCAACGTAAGGCGATACAACGCCACCAACAAGCTTTGCGTCCATGTAGAGCTTCATGTTCTTAAGGTCCTCGCGCATGTTCCTAATCTCAGCAACGACAGCGCTTTCGTGGTTAGACTCATTCATTGCGTCAACCATGTAACCTTTGATGTTGTCGATTGGAAGAATCGCTTCTGGACCTGCTTCACCGCCAACCATTGGACGTAAGCCGTTCATACCAAACATCGTTGGCTTGGTAAGAATGCCGCCCTCTGCGTACCATTCAATACTGAAATGCGGAACAGAAGGTGGAACAATCGAAAAACCGCCGGAGATGTGGAGATAAGGAAGCTTGATGTGTGGTAACTGGATAACAAGACCAGCAAAGAAGCTCTTAATCTTACCAGGAATGCTAGAAATAAAGCTAACCATGTTATTGAAGTTGCTCTTAATGCCGTCACCAATCGAATAGCAGAAGTTCTTCCATGCAAGGAATGCAGCTGTTCCAAGTGATAACGCAGCTGCAATACCGCTCATGCCATTGTGTACAACTGTTGCTAGTCCCTCGATAACGGGTCTAAGACCGCCACAAATCTCACGGACAGTAACGCCAAAGCTAGCTGCGTCACTACCAGCATTGGACATATCGTCACCCATGTCCTTAAAGAGCGGGGTAACAGACTGAATGCAAGCTGTGAGGTCTTTTGAAATCTGGTCGATGAGCGGTTGCAAGGCATAAAAGACACCGTTGACAGTATCAATCAAGAAGCTAAGAACGCCATTTAAGCCTTCCATCGCGCCACGAACAAGCGGGAGCACGCTAACACCAAGCTCCATGAGCGGTTCAATAAATGGAGTAAGCACATTCAAAATGTTCGAAAGTAAGTCCATAAAGAACTCAAGAACCAGTGACACCTGCTCCATATTGGCCTTAAAGATACTGTTGACTTCATCCAGGGCATTTGTGTTCTCAATGATGTTGTTAAATGAATCGCCAATGCCTTTTGCAAAGTCCTCAATGGAGCTGATAAGTCCCTCAAGAGAATCAGCAACACCATAGACATCAAATCCCGTTGTATCGATGAAGTCACCGATTGCAACTTGGTTGTCAGACAAGAAAGACTCAATAGATCCTGTCAACTTCTCTGCAACACTTGCTCCGAGGTCTTTAAGGTCTGTTGCCTTCGCTGCGCTCGTAAACGATGAGAACATACCAGACGCGATTGACTTAAAGTCCAAGCTCTCAACAACAGCAGCAAGCATGTTGCCAAGTTCCTCACCAATGCCCTTTGCAACATCCGGCAGCGCCTTAAAAAGTCCCTTGGTAATTCTGACGATTGTTGGAATGAGGTTCTTTGCAACCGTTCCAATAGACTTCAGAAGCTTCTCAGACATGCCCTCAATATCGCCGTTTGGGTCAGCTATGGCCGTGAGCCAGTTCTCCCAGGAAGCCTGCATCATCTGAATAGAGCCTTGGATAGTCTCCGCTGCTTCTTCAGCAGAGTTACCCATAATACCTTGCTGCTCCTGGATGTCGTGAATTGCCTGGACGATGTCGCCATACTTCTCGATGGTTAAGTCACCAGCGCGTCCTTGTGCCTTCTCAAAAGCGTTAGCGTCTGCAATAAGACGCTCCATCTCTTGCTTTGTGCCACCATACATTTGTATTCGCTGCAACTCGCTAGGCTGCAACCGCCATAAAGGCTGCTCTATGTCACCATAGAGATTAGACTATCTCTTGAAACCCTTACCGGGTTCCCCTCGCACTTCCAGCCGCTTGGCTGTACTCTACTCGCTTCCGTGTTAAACACGTGCTTTCGATAGTCGTTACACTTTCCCTGAATAAAGTCAGGGCTTAGCACGGTATTGTCTTTCTGCCTAAGCGGCCAAAAGAGTTCCACCGTTTTCACGAGGTTTATGCTCAGCAATTAGTGGTCTTTTGAGTTTACCGAGCTTAAGATTATCGAGCATGGTAAAGTTCTGCTTAGCGAAGCCTTGATATGCGTTCTGAATGTCTTGGAGATTAGAGCCAAAGATTGACGCATTGTCAGCCATGTCGGTAATTGCCATATTGCCCGCATGGGCAGCTGCAACCACATCGCCGCCAAAAGACTGCTTAAGCGCTGCGCCCATGCTATTGAGCTGATCCATATACTGGTTCATCGAGACACCGGCAACGGCATAGGCAGCTTGAGCATTAGCCATGACCTGACTGGACGCTTCGCCAAAAATCTTCTCTACGCCGCCAGAAAGCTGCTCAAAGTTTGCATATGCGTCAAGGGATTGTTTACCGATGGCAATCATTGTTGCACCGATTGCAGCGACTGCCGCTGTAACTCCCAAGGCAGCTGTCTTCATACCGTCAAATGCTGCTGTTGCTACGCCTTCATTGAAACCTTTAGTCGATGGAATGACAGATACATAAGCAGAACCCACTTCTGCGTTAGCCATATTCACCTCCTAATTTAATGTGAGTCCCACCAGTCATTAAATTGACTAATTGGGATTGGGTCCTTGCCGTAGACCTCCTCTTTGGCACTCTCAACGCCAGGGCGTGTGAGTGGCTTAGGCTTAGGCTGCTTTTTTGTTGTATTAGCAGAGGAATACATCCACGTCAGCTGGCTTATCTGGTCTGAGAGTCTTGCAAGAAGTTGTGGAACAATCTCTTGTGACTCCCAGAGAGCATAGTCAATGTCATTAGGATGTGTTGCCTTCCAAAGTGCAGAAGTCTTAGGCAAGTTTTGGATAAAAGAAAAGAGCGCCCTATAACTAAGGCGCTCTCCAAGGTCATCTAATGTGAAGCTTGTGAGGGTCATAAGGTCATATTCAAGCTCTCCAGTATGCTTAAGAATCACCTGCGAGAGCCAAACTATTCCCCCGCTTCAACCTCACCAGCTTCAACACGCATCTTATTCCACTCAGACATGATGGAAGACAGATCATCAATACTAAGCTTCTCAACCTCAACAACATAAGGCTTCAAGAAGCTTACAAACCACTTCACTGCTTCCATGCTAGAAGCTTCAGCATTCCCAAGAATGCCAACGCGTTCAATGTCTGCGAGGGTCAACTGGAGAGGAATATGACACTCTGCACCGTCAACGGTAATATCGAGCGTCTTGTGGGAGGTTGAGAAGTTAAGCATTATCGAGTCACTACTCCGTCATCGGTAAGAATGTAGATACTGTTGCCCTGTGCGTCTGGCTGGCACTTCAGCTCAACTGGAAGTGTTACAGCTTCAGCAGACTGGAAGTTCATCTCTGATGGTGGGATAGCCTGGCCGCGAGGGACGATAATCATCATCTTCGCAGCGCCGTCCTTCAGCTTAAAGACCCACTCGCGGACCTCTGGAAGCCTTGCGCCGATTGCAATCTTCATCTGAGTGCCACGGGCAGAAGTTGCAGCGGTAACAGTTACAGCGTCTTTACCAAACGCGCGAGTCGCTGCACGCTCGGACATCTCAAGCTCAGTGAACTTGACCGTACCATCGAACTTCTCCAGAAGCTGACGAACATTAGCGCCGTTTGCTTCTGTAATGTCCTTGGTAGAGTAGTCAGTAGATAGAGCAATACCGTCGCTGGAGATATATCCAGAGTCCTTGAACGCAGCATTAAGAGCAGCGTTCAAGTCCGTTGGGATAGGAGTTCCAACTGGAGCGTCCAGGACAGCGCCAGTAGTAGCCTGGTCGAGAGCGCCAACAAGTACTTTGGAAGCGTCAACTGCCATAGTTAATTCCTTTCATCTTTAATATTGACTGACATAGAGAATGTGACCTGCCATACAACAAAGTCGCCTTCCTGCTTGCCGTAGCTGAATACGTTTGGCGTGAAGACGGCATTGATGTTTCTATCTGTTGGCGGGGTCACTTTAAGAGCAATAGCAAGCTCATGAGCAACCTGCTCAGAGCGTGCGCTGCTCCTCGTCCAAATTGATATGGTGTACTCAGGGGAATCATGCGGATAGTCCATCTCGCCGCCTGTACGGTCAACGAGAAGGAACTCATCTGGAGTGTTCTTTTGGACCTCGGTTGAACAAGGTAGACCGATTGTGGTATGTGCCCACTTAATGACGTGCTCCATTGAGCTAAATATCATAATTACCCCCTAGCTGCCTTTTGCAGCGTGTTATGCAGAGCGTTAGAGTTGATTGCGTGCACACTTGCTGTGTGAACAACCGCATGAGCGCGATTCTTGCCGACTGTAACCTTTACGCCATAGTCTTTAGCACCGTACATTGAAGCGGCACGAGCTCGTATCTTCTCTGCACTCTTACGTAAGACTTCCTGCGTTTTAGAGCCAGTCAAGATTGATGTCAGCTTGTTTGCTTTATAGATCATCTTGACTGTTCCATCCGCATTGGAAGCCGTGAACTGCCTAGCCATCTACAACTCCAAGCGGTACTAAGCAGCTCCATTTCCATCCCTTTGGAATCATCTGTTCAGGGAAGTCAATCGGAGCGCCAATGACGTTAAACCAACGCTTGCCGTCTGGACTAACCTGCGCGCGTCTGAGACGCTCTGCCCATCCTCTTGGAAAGTAAGCAGTAGCTGTGACTTCAACGCCTTCAGGTCTACTTACTTCTAGGTCCTTTGGCTGGAATGGCGCAAAGAGGCATCCAGGAACACTTATTGGCTCTGAGTACGTAAAGGACTCATTGCCAAAGCGGTCGGTGCCAGATGAGGTGCGCTCCTTAACAAGAAGCGTCATTGTTGGCTTCATTAGTCCTCCTTTGGCAGAGGGTTTGCGAATATCGCGTACCCCTCATCGACTCCAAGGAGTGACTTCTCAAAGGCTGTGAAGTAGATGTCTCCGGTTGGATTTGAGTAGGATACTGAACCACCAAAAGGGGACGCAGTCCAGGACTGCGACTGCACGCCAATCGGCGTCTCTGATCCAGCTTGAAGCACGCGGATTGCTACTTGGCAAACAACAAGCTTCAGAACAGCTGGGTCCTTAGACTCAACATCGCACAAAGAGCCAACGGCAGCAGAAATAAGGGAGAGCAGGTTTTCTGCTCTCCCTTCATCTGTTGCTTCAAGAGTTGGAAACATTGCTTTTAAATCGCTCAGAGTTGCGAAGGGCTTAATCTGCCCCGTCATAACTAAGCACTCTTAAGAACTGCGAAGCCCTTAGGATCAATAACGGCGTAAGAATAAACAACCTCTGCGCGGTAAGCAATCTGGCCAAGACGCTTGAGGTCGCCAAGTCCGTCTGGGTCACCAGTCTCGATGGTCTCGATGTTGATGTCACGGACAATGCCCCACTTGATGAGGTTGAAGTCACCCATAACAGCAAGAACCTTGGTTGCAGTCTTAGCAAGAGCACCGGAGACGGTGTTGGAGGTTGCAGCTGCAAGGCCATCGACTACACCAGTGTTGAGGTTGATTGGAATCTCTGGGAACATACGCAGGCCGGTGTTCTTAACACGAACCTTGCGCAGGCTGGAAGCATAAGCCTTGGAGAGACCAATACCAGAGATGGAATAGCCTGGATCAACTGCATCAGCGAGTGCGTCAAGGTCAGCAGCTGGGTCAGTGGTTGCAGTGACAGCGGTTGCACCGGCGGTCAGAGCAGTCAGACCAGAAGCAGCCATACCAGTTGCAGGGTTGAGAGCGTGGAAGACGAGATAGTCAAGACCACGGCCAAGGGCAGCAGCAGACTTGTCAACGATTGCGTCAACAATCTGAAGCTGGCTGTCCTCATCTGCCCACTGTACCTCGTTGGAGAAGCGAACAGTGACAGAGAGCTTCTTGATGGTGTGGTCAACTGGCTTCAGACCGACAGTCTGAGAAGAGTGCTGTGCGGACTCACCGACAATTTCAGCTTCTGGGTCCTGTGTGAACAGGATGGAAGCACGGTTTGCAAAGATTGCTGGAGAAGAAGCAGACAGAGTCTGAATGACGGAAGTGTCTGCAACCTTAGAGACAAGGTCCTTTGCAATCTCAACAGGAAGCTTAATGTTAGTAGTGTTTGTTGCTGGCATTGTTAAATCCTTTCTTAGTTACCAAATAATTGACGTGCAAGCTCAACCTTTGCGGAGTTATCTCCTGCTTCTGTGGTGAACTTGCCAGGGTGTGGAGCTTTTACTCCTGCTTTGGGCTTTAGGTGCTTGACGAGTACCTCTGCAAACTGGCGCATATCCTCTTCTGTGGAACCTACAACAAGCTCTTCCGGCACATTGAACTCAGACGCAATCTTTCTCTTCATTGAGGCTTGTTCCTCACGGGTCTTATAACCCTTTACTGCGTCTTCAGCTTCCTGTGCACGTTTTTGTGCTTCTGCAAGCTCCTCTGTAGCCTTGGAATTCTCTTTAGAACGCTTCTCCCATTTGCGTGCTTGGGCTTTCCAGTAGTCGACAGTGTCAGTCTCATCAAGCTGTGCAGCTTCTTCTTTGACTTCCTCTGTTGTCTCTTGTACTTGCTCCTGCTCAGTAGTGTCTGGCATCTTGTGCCCCTTTCTTTCTGTCCGTGCGGACCTTAATAAAAAACCAGCCGTGCGGCTGGTTGATTACACAATGGATTTAATGGCTTCCCGCCTACGAATCAAACGTAGATCTAAAGAACCAGAATCTTTTGTTTTTTCCGTTAAACTAGCGGGAAATGTGGTATATTTAACTTGCAATCGCCCTCGCTATCACAATTTATGGGATGACCGGGGCGATTTTTTTATCTGACAAAATGTATCTTCATGTCATGTCCTAAATAATAGATACGACCAGCTTTAAATCTCTTGCTTTTTAATATATTTTCTTCAAGCTGAACATCTGTCATATCTGGATTAATTGAATTATCAAAAACAACCCAAGTGCAGTCCTCTTTCCTACTCGTATTTTTTAAATACCCATCAATCGTGTTGAATGAAGATGTATTTTTTAAAACTTTAAGCTCAAGACCTTTAGTAAAATCAGCTTTTCCAACTCGTTTCTCTTCTTTCCCATCACGATAAGTCCTAAAATCCTGCTGGAAACAACACGGCATGCCAACTTTAATCATTCTCTGAGCTGATTCGTACTCGTCTTTGTGGTTTGTTAAAATATCGTCTCTGACAGCTTTGCTTGTAAAGGAAACCCTAGGCTCTCTTCCGTTAAGCCAGTTAGAATCTCTTCTAGCACATTCTTTTAAGATTGCTTTTTTGTCTTTAGCATTATTTACATCTAATCCTATTGAATCAGCAACCTCTTTAAATCTACTCCTGATTAACTCTGGTTGATAGCCACCGACTTTAGTTCCAGGTTTTCCAGCAACAACCTTGCATCTGCAATGATCATGATAATGAGAATTTGCGCCTTTTTCTGTGTAATGGAAGCCAAAAGAAGCAAGCCAAGCGCAGAATGGACACTCGCCACCTTGTGGTACGCGAGCAAATTTCATTCCGTTCCTTGCACCAGCTTTGCTTATTGTCCGATTTGCTTGCTGCAGAACCTCACTTGCAACAAGATTGCCGCAAATCTCTTTGAAGTCCCCACTTTTAATCTCGTTATTTTGAGCATATTGAGTGATGCGCTCCCTTATTTTGTCATTTACGAAATAAGGGAGTTTAACAAGGTCTGTATTTTTTGACGGAATTCCTATTGCGTCATCAAAAAAATCAAGTGCGACAGTTCCTGCTGCATCACCAAAAGAAAGCGTTGTGCTAATCATTGAATTCTCAACGAGTTTAAGAAACTCGCCATCATCCATGTTTGGGTTAGCTTTTAGACCAGCTTCAACAAGACGACTAAAAGTAGACTTAGACCTTTCTTGAATTTGAGATAGTAGTCGATGGTACGACTCCATCTCCTTTTTTGAAATGTCCATAACTACTCACTTTGTGCAGCAGTTCTAACCAGCTCCTGTGCCGCAAAACGGCGGCGGTCAGCTTGAAGCTCTGTGAGAACATCATCCTTATAACCAAGAGCTCGCAGTGGGACATCAGAGCTTGCAAGCCATGGGAAGGTAGATACCTGCTTTGTGATGGCATCAGACATTGAGACGGGTGATGGTGTCTCCGGGTTAGCGAATACTGCCGTTGTCTCGTTGTCTCGCATGGCGCTGTAGAAGTCTAAATCATGCTTTACCGCGAGAGCCATAGCTGAGACATTGACAAGAGATCTCTTGCAAGAAGCAATGTAGCTTGTAATGTCGATAATTGCGTCTTCCTGGTTAGCAATGATTGCGTCCGCTGAAGTTGGATTAGCAGATGTGAAGCTCAGCGAGGAAAGTGGAACGTTCGTTGCGTCTGAGAACATGGAAGCAAGCAGTTTCATATAGTCACTGTGCGGCTGCATAGTAAGCTGTGGCAGCTGTCCATAGTTCGGAATCTGCTTGTTCTTGTTTGGTGTTGCGATAAACGTTGAACCAATGAATGCGCCAAATGGTGAGTCAGCAATCTTCTGAGCAACGCTTGCATCAGCTCCAAGCAAATACTTCTGTGGTGCAGAAGCAAATGCAGCGGTTGCGCTCATGTTGAGAATCTCACGCTGTGCATCATCAACAAGACTCATAACCGTGCGGCTAATACGCGAAGTGCCAAAAGGGCGCTCAAGCGTTGAGTGATATGCCACGGGCTCAACAGGTACACGACCCATTGAGTGCGATTCTTCAGTTGCAAACCATCTACCATCGAGCAAGCTGAGCGTAATAAACATGTCATCTGTGAAGACGTAAACAAGTGTTGGAGTTTTGATTGACTGCGTCTTATTCCACTCAGCGTCAACAACTACAAGAGCAGCTTCAATGCGCTTCTTAGCGTCTGACCAGATTGCAGATGCGGCCGTTGCGGGATAACCGGAGATAACAACATCCGGCTCATTTAATTCTGGATTACCCTGGGTGACACTAATAAACGCAACTGAGTGCCTGAGTGAACTCATGACAACCTTGCGCACCAAGTTCTCTAAGTCATTCTCTCGAGCAATGGAGCGCAGCTCTTCTTTAACAGCCATGTCCGTTGCATTGAAGTTCTGGAACTGTACACGATCTGCCCACCAGTTGACGCACTTTGCAGCCCAGTCAATCTTGGCATCAATCTTGGAAGCCAACTGAGGAAGAACAGAAACGCCAAGGTCCTTCACCTTGACATTACCGTTATAGTAACGGTCTCTGAGAACGTTCCTGGTATAGTGCTTGCGCCAAACTGCCACAAGCTGAGAGACAACCTCTCTGTTCTCGTCCGATAGACCAATGGCAGCAGCCATGGAAGCATCGAGCCCTCTATCCACTAGAAGAACACCTCGCCTTCATCTTCATCATCTTCATATTGCTTTGCTGCCCAAGCAGCTAATGTGGCAGCTTCAACAACCGCTGCTCTTTCACCATCAAAGCCCCAGCCACCTGTGCGACCGATTGGGCGCTTGTAAGACTCAGTGACTGCCTTTGTCAGTTCGTCTTCTTCTGAGTCATCCAGGGAGTCCGGCTTAAACCATGTAATTGAGCCTTCATTGACTGCATCGACAAAGTCAACGTTGGCTGTGATTAGGTCAGCAGCCGCTGGAATTGTCACATTGTCTTCCGGAACAGAATCAATAACACGTCTATAGAGAGACTCAGCACCCGCCTTGCCATCAATGATGACCGGCACCGTTTGAGCGCGCTTTGAGACGAACTCTGCCAGCGCTTGCTTGCCGCCAATCGTTGCTCTCTTGTCTACGAGCTCAACGTGTGTTGTGTCATCGCCTTTGATTGCAACGCATACAGCGAAGTAAACTCCATCAACTGAGAACTTCACTGCATATGCAGAAGGTGTTCCTTGCGGTGGCGTAGAAGTTGCGCATCTCTGCCAAGTCTCTTTGTCGATGAGTGGTGCTCCTGCACCTCCTGCAAGCTCCTGTGGAGTAAGCCATACTCCTAGACACTCTTGCGCAAACTGCAAACTGTCCATCTGTGTTCTTAAAGCACGTAAAGCTGTAATGTTTGTAATGCCTTCAACAAGCGAGGGTGCTGCTTGGTACCAGCGTTCCTCATCTGTTACATCGCCAACTTCTTCAAGTCCATACTCAATCCAGGAAGTCTCAATCTCGCCTTTATTGTTAATGGCATCTGAACGCATTTTGTCGAACTTATCAGCAGGAGAACCGGCTCGCCTTGGAGTACCCATGTAAATAAATTGCGGGTTCTTATTAGGGCCACTCGATGTAGTTGGCAACAAGGCTTGAACGTGTTCCGGCAAAAGTTCCTGAGCCTCATCGACCACAATTAAGTCGAAGGTATTACCAAGATTGGCCGTCTTAGTTCTCGTTGAAAATGCTATAAAACCTTCTCCTCTGCCTTCCATTTGCGACTTGAAAGTGAAGCTTTCCTGCGCTGTCTTTGATGAGACTCTCAAGAGCGCATCATTGAAGTATTTGATTCCTCGAACCTCATCGTTTGGCTTAGCTCCTAGAACGTTGCGGAAATCCTCGAGCGTCTTCATTGTCGTGTTGTAGTTGTGCGCGGTCCATAGAACGCGGTAACCAAGCATCATCGCAAGTGTGATGATGTACCACTCGACAATGGTTGTTTTTCCATTCTGTCTTGGAACCGATAGACCGAAGATGCGCTGAGTGAACTGAAGGTCAGTGTCAACCGCCGCAAGAATGTCTAGCGCTTTGATTTGCCACTGTGCAAAATCAAATCCGCCTTCTTTAGCAAGTGCAATGACAAGCGGTGCCAGCGATTTGGTGTAAGGCTTGTAAATACAATATCTAGGCTCCAACGACGAACTTGAGGGCTTGTGCGACTGCGTCGTCGTGCTTTGTCTCAACGACATCTGTTGCATCGGCTCCCTCCAGCTCAGCTATTTGTGTAACCGCCGCTCGATACTCTTTTGAAATTGCGGAAATGTTGCGTGGATCAGCAACGAGCATTTGCTCTCTAAGCAAATTGCGAAGCTCCTTTAAACGCTCGATTGTGTTCTGTTGTTTGCGCTCTCTGAATGGCAGCGTGTGAGTAAGAGTCTCTTTGTCAGGGAGCTTCTCCAAAGCTGTCTTTGCTGCGTTATTCTTCTGTCGATACAGGCTGTAATACTTCTGCACTACACGCACGGAACGACCAATGGTATCTGCAATAACCTTGTTTGGAACGCCCTGGTCCTTAGCTTTTAGAATGTAGTTAATCTCAGTCTGCGAGAGTGTTGCCCCATGCTTACTGTTCGCCATGCACGCTCCTTCCGTTCACGTGTGCATTCTCATTCGTAGCCAGCTATATTGCCCCGTCTGAAAAAATGGCTCTGTGCCGCCGAGATAGCCGCTGCTTATAGGGGGTGAGGGTCACCCCGCCCCGTCTTTACCACTGTCTGCTTCTGAATATCTTCCCTTGGCTCATATCGCAAGGAATCTTGTTACTCTTCTCACGATTGCAGTGTCTGTGAGTAGCTTGTACGTTGTCCTGGCTGAGCGCCGCCGCTTGCCCAGACTCAAAAGGACCAGCCCAGCAATGACGCTGAGCGTTGTAAAGTCTGAGCCAGTACCTCGATACGGGAACAACTTCATCCACTTCAAATGCATCTGGATGTCCAGCAGGTAGCGCATAGTTAATTGGCTTGCCACAAATGGCACACGGTAGTCCTTGAGCCATGAGCCAGGCTCTCAGCTTCCGCCTAGCATTGCCGTTACCTTGCCGGACATTCTTTGCCACGAAAACTCCCAGCTAAACAAAAAAGCGCCCTGGCTTGTACCAGAACGCTTATTAGTTCCTTTGTTGCGTAAATCGCTACTGTACATAATATCACAAAACACCGCGCAAGAGTGCGCAAGAGTATGCAGAACTTATTTTCTCGAGTTCTCCATATCTTTACGAATGAGTCCTTTGATGTAGCTCGAGCGGTTCTTCTTTGACTCTAGAAACTCTAACAAGTCTTTATCACTTGGGTACAGGTTGAACATAATCGCCTTAACGTTGTTTTTGCGATACTTAGCACTTGCCCGCTTTTGAGCTTCACTAGTAGCCATTATCGACTTTCCTTCTTACGAATGATCTTGTAGAGAATGTGCGTTACTGCAACAGTAACTAATATGAGTAATACGTTTTCCATTTTGTGCTCCTTTGTGCTAATCTTAGAGCCTAGGAGATACCAGCTGCAACTGATATCCCCTTTGGCTTTAAGTCCTTACTCTTCGTCGGGGTGGGACTTTTTTAGTTTCTCTGCAATCTTTTCAACTGTGACTGTAGCTACTGCTGTGAAGATTGCGAGAAATAATTGCCATATCTTTTCTTCCATCTCTCACCTCCTTTCTTGTTGTATATAGTATATAACTAGTATCTATATATTACAAGTAAAAAGGCAAAAAAGATTATTTATTTTTCAAGAATTTTTCGATGTAGTTCTCCTCATCAATTGTCTCAAAGACTTCACGTTCTAACTGTTGTAGAGTTCGCACAGGAGTAAGAAGTCTTTCAGACACATCACTCCAAGTCAGGCATTGAAGATAGCGCCATTGAAGCAAGTCCGCATAAATAGAGCTGCTCATTAATTGACATATGCCGCCGTCTCCGAGTTGGCTCACACCGTACAGAAGCGTGTAAGCATCATTGATATAGTCATAATTGTCATTCATTCTTTTAGACAGTAGAGCTTCTAGATCTATGCGTTTATCTACTTTTGCCATAGTGTCTTGATTTGAGCCCTTGCTCCCACCAGCTGAATATGACTGAGCTTTTGCTCCCTCAGTCTCTTGAAGGCTCATGATTTGCTGTAATGCTCTAGTGTTTTCTCTTGATGCTTCAGCTACACCATGAAAAAACTCTGACGCGGTCAAACCACTGTAATCCATAATTCTCCAAACGTATCTACGTTTAGTTAGAGTAGTTATTTAAATTATATGATTTAGCTGGCTTGATAGAGAGTTTTCAACATTATGTATACAAGTTTTCTACAACTTATAAACATTATTGTATTGTTGAGCGGAATAACCTCTAATTTTTTATAGGAGGGTGCGCAACCGGTATGCTTGCGAGCCTTTCTCCGCCGCTTTGCGAAATTGCTTTGCGTGCAATTCGCAAGCTGCTTGCTTGCTATACCGTTACGTTTTTCGATAGAAAAGCGAAGCAAGTATAGCACATCGAAAATCTCATAATGAGCGTATTGAGCGTAACGGAATTTATTGAGCGCTACCAACAAAATCTACATAATTTTTAGCCTAATTTTTTCAATTTAGGGGTCTCAGACGACTCCAAGACCCCTTTTTTAGGCTCTACTCAACTAATAAATAATTTAATTAGTCTTTAGAACGGAATGTCCGAATCGTAAAGCTCTTCTTCTGGCGCTTGCGGTGCCGTGAATGAAGGCTGGCTCTGATCTGTAGCGGTCGTTGTTTGAGTCCTGGATAGAAACTCAATCTCCCCTACAACAACCTCTAGTTTGCTGCGATGCTGTCCGTCCTTTGTTTCCCAAGAGCTGTAATGCAGCTTTCCGTCAATGGAAACCTTTGCGCCCTTAGAGATAAAGCGTGAAAGAGCTTCAGCACGTTGTCCAAAAACAATGCAGTCAACGAAGTTAGGAACATTCTCCCATTTGCCCGTTTGCGGATTCTTACGGCGGTCATTAACAGCCACACCAAACGAAAGGATATTTGTTCCTCCTGCTGTAGAGCGGAGCTCCGGGTCTCTTGTAAGGTTTCCGGAGATATTAACATGGTTAATTGACATATTGAACTCCTAAAAGTACTTATCGATTATTTTTTCTACATCCATAACACGAGGTAAATACGAGTAATTAGACATTTCCCAAACGAGAAACTTATGCGGAAAGCCTCTAATATCATCTCCATATAAAACTGAAACCCAGTTACCACGAGACTTAAAGTAGATGTGCTCGACACAAGCATTACTTCTGTCAGTCCAGGTCTTACCATAGCGCTCTAAAGCGTCACAGAGTTCTTGACAATACTTACTTCTCTTCACGTCTACCGAGCACCTCCAGAATCTCTTCAGGCGTTCTAGGCGTCTTAAACGTGTAATCATCTGTTGAATAAATAATAGAGACCTCAAGCTTTGGTGGAAAATCTGACATGCCTCCAAATCCAATACCATCTAGCGTGGCGTTGTAAGGATACATACAACACAGTACTGAATCATCATCTAGCGGAATCCAAGTTCGCTCAGCTTTAGAGTCAGAATGATCTTCCCAGGAAATATTTTGGACATCGAGCAACCTGCGTAGATCCTTTGTAACTTCACTAATTGCCATACTAAATATCTGCCTTTCTCTAATTGTCTGATAATTACTTCTTATCTAGCACTTACTAAGGAATAAAAAGAAATTCAAAGTTGAATGAACGTTTTTTGTAGAATTCAACTTGATTAAAAATTGCTAATTGCAACAAATTGCAACAAGCGTTTAAGGCATGGAGCGATTAGAGTTCTCTTTGTTCAATGGTCCTAAGAGCGTCTCCAAACGCTTCTGCCGCTCCCCTGTCACGTCCAGGAAGCAAATGAGAATAAATCCTCAATGTCGTTGCTGGGTCGGCGTGGCCAAGACGTTCTGAAAGAGTCTTTAAGTCAACACCGCTAGCCAAACACCAAGACGCGTGAGTATGTCTGAGTGAGTGAAAGGTAATGCCTTGAGGTAGTTGGAGAGTGCGTCTCATGCGTGTAAATGACCTCGAGACGCTCGTAGGGCGCATGTATGAGCCATCAAGACTAATTAACGGTGTAGAAGACTCAATAAAAGCAATATGAGCGTGCTGGAGCTTCATGTACTCGCTAATGAAGCTAATATCTGAATCGGTGATGGCAATGTTTCTTGATCTCTTGCCCTTGGTAGACTCTCGTCTATATGGCTTCCTGTACGACTCTTCAATAACGGTACCAGATACGTGAATATGCTTATATAGCATGTTTACATCACTGTATCTGACAGCACAAACTTCACCGCAGCGCATACCAGTTACTAAAGACAGCCAAGCAGCAAAGGCACAAACAACACGGGAATTAAACTCATTCTCTTGAATAGCTGTGGTAATTCTGGAATTAATAAGGGTACTTATTCCAGCGAAACCCCATTCTTCAATGGAAACGGCTTCATGAACTTCTCTGGATGGCTTGGCAACGTTAATAAGCGGGTTATAGTCGCATATGCCAGCAGAAACAAAGTAATTGTATGCGCCTCTCAAAAACTGATGTAGGTTAATTACGCTGTTTCGAGACAACCCCTTTTTTAACAGATCCTGCTCAAAAGAGGTAAGTAAAGAGGACGTAACACTCCTTACATCCTCTTTACCAAGCCTACCGTTGATATGGTTTCTAATAAAGCCTTCATGCTGTCTTGTAGTGTTCGGACTTGCACCATTCCTTTGCTTAATCGACACATATTCAAGAAGCAAGTCAGTAAGCTGAGTACTTTTGACTTTGCCATCAGATGTGATGTGTGAAGCCCACATATTGGCTAATTCTTCAGCTTCTTTCTGCGTTTTAGCTGCAGGAAAACTTGCGTATGGCTGAATGATTTTGCCGTTAAGATTCCTTCCCAAGTAAAGTCGACAGCACCAAATGCCGTTCGAATTTTTCCTGACTTTTATGGTGCGATTCATTAGTAACGCTCCATGTAGCAGCCTTTGAAGCGTCTCCACTCAAGAATTAAGCCGATCGCATTAGCCTTTCTTGAACCGTCATATCCAAGAGCGATACCCTCGTCCTTTGCGACTGCCTTGATTTCCTTCATCGTCATCTTCTCGAGACGCTCTCTGTCTTCTGCTTCTTTTTGGTTCATTAGTCTCTCCTTAGTGGCATGCTTGCTACCATCGCGACAATAATTGCGATAACTCCAATACCAGCAACAACCGCAACGTTTTGGGTATCGCCAGTTGCAGGCAGTACAGCCTTCTTCTTTGCCTTCTTCGCTGGCTTTGCTGGCTCAGGCTTAGGCTCTGGCTCGTTATCCTGTGGAGTAGGCTGTGGCTGTGGTCCTGGAGTTGGTTCTGGAGTAGGCGGAGTCTCCGGCTCTGTTGGCTGTGGGCGGTTGTCACCGTTGCCATTACCGCCGCTGTCTTGGTTGACGTATTGATAGCGTGAGCTTTGCGTGGTCTCGCGGCTCTTTAGCTGGATAGAGTTCGAGGTCGTCTCTGTTCCATCGGTTTCGTAATACATGAAGTATTGGTTGCCTTGAAAATCAATACTCGACAAGTCCCATGTGAAGCCGTTGCCGTTAATAACTGGCTCGGGAACGTTGATACGCACCCAGCTTGCAGGATCAATGTTGCTGTATGCGTCCATGTGAACGCGGTAGAGACGGAACGAGCCAGGAATAATGCGTGTACCCTCTTGCGCTGTATCCTCTAGTACAACGTTAGTAAGTGATTCTGCTGCGTGATTCAGACGGACTGACCACTCGACCGTGCCGTGGTCGGTTTTGACACCCCACTTGGCGATGACCTCGTGCTGGATAATGCCGTAATGCTTTGTCTCGAAGCTAGTCTCCACGACCTGCCCCGTTGCTTCATCAATGAGCCTTAGCGTGGTTGTGCCAGCCGCTGCGTCGGCTTTGACGTGAGCAGCGAGCCACAATGTACCCTGTACGTGGTCTTTACCCTCTACCCATGACGTGTAAGTGATCGTGACACGTCCTGGCGTAACTTGTGCGGTTGCCATTACCTCGCCGTCTGGCGCGTAAATGCTGAAGCTGGCTGCGTTAGTTGCTGGGAAGTCGAGAATATCGGGGATACCCAGCGAGAACGTGTCACCCTCGTGGACTTCACCCGTTGCACTCCAAGAAGCCGTCAAGTAGATGTCTTGGTTCGTGAATGCAGAGGTTAAGTCCTGCTTGTTTTTGTCCGTAACTCTAAAACTGGTAATTGTGGTCGGCACCGTCTGAGCCTGTGCGAGAGCTGGCACGCATACCAGCGCTGCAAAGACGCAGACAGCCAGCCATTGAAGAATCTTCTTCATGGTTAAAGCCTTTCTATTTGGTTGTTGAAAATGGGAAATTAAAATAAATCGTCAATTAAATCTGCTACGTTAATTGCGATTGTGTAACTCACTAAACCGACGATAGGAACAAGAAAAACAAACGCTAAAAGAATTAGCAAATAAGCAACGATAAAGGTCAGTAGCTCCATTTAACCTCCTAACAGTAAGCGGAGAATTTAATCGCTAAAAGCAAAAGCAATACCAGCGAGAATGCAGAAAACTAGAACAACAATATCTGCGGCACCCATATGAGCCTCCTTTCTGTTTGTAAGGTTGCTTATAAGAGTTTTTCAAGGGTCTCTTTAAGCGAGTTATAAAGGCCATAAGTAATCTTGTTTTCACTGAGATTAACCACATGTATTCCACAGGCAAGTGCAACATCACTCTCAAGTCTTGCTCCACGAGAGGCATTCCAACCAGGCAGCAGTACTACTGTGTCGTAATTAGTAATTTCTGAAAGGCATCGATGCATTGCCTGTTCCCAGCTAGAACTTGCAGGAATCTGCGCAGCGGGGTTATAGATCTGCTCAGCATCGTCAAGCGCGGCAAGCTCTTCAACAAACATAAACAAGCCTTTGTAATTCTTCACGTTAGTAATTGGTCCAGAAAGGTACACTCGTTTGCCCTTAATAGCAGAGCCGAGACATTCACTATTGCTCAAATATGCCAGTAAGGCATAACGCTTGATGAGGTCCACAGCTTTCTCAACAGAATCCATTACTACTCCTTAATTCTTAGCTTGTATCTATTTCTGTTTGCTCACTCTCGCTCCCCTCTCTTTGCAGCTCTTGCGCGTTTTATATACCAGTAGTCACGCAAAAGTGAGTAGGTATACATCGGTCCTCCATAGGCAAAATGGGTTCCCAAGAGCCACTCAGGACCTTCTGGGTCATTGGCATCAAAGCCACCTCCCCAACCATGTCTAGCTTCAATGTGCCAGAGAAACCACGCAAGAATTCTTTGAGGTATGGTTAAATACGGAATCATATTTTGTCTCCTTTTCTTGGTTATTCATCGTTGATCCTTACGTTGCCAGTGCAAGTGTTTGATTGTCGATATAGTCATCTGATGGTTTAACGGCTTGCTCTAACGTCTCTGTCTCTCTCATAAACAACACCCAGTGCGTCTTAGAGGCTTTAGGGCGTCGGTTACCGATGATTGGCTTTGCCGGGCAAAGCTTAAGTACATCTTTAAGCGGGATGTGATACTCGTACCACTTAAAGACAAGGACACCATGGGGTTTGAGTACACGCAGACACTCGCTAAAACCTTTGGCCAAGTCCTCATGCCAGCTGTCTGAATCAAGCTTTCCGTACTTGTCGACCTGCCAACCTGCTCCAACGTCCAAATGTGGTGGGTCAAAGATAACGAGGTTAAAGCTTTTATCTGGGAAAGGTAGCTTTCTAAAGTCGGCTACCATATCGGGGCTAACATCAAGCGTGCGTCCATCACATAACGTGAGATATCTTGGATGTGCATCACATTTAAGTACGCGTTCGTCATCTTTATCAAAGTAAAAACTACGTGCCCCACAGGCTACATCTATCGCTGGTGGCAACTTATCCGTCATTGCGCACCACCCTTGCGCCGCAATGAGGACAGTACAAGTCATCGTCATATAAGTCAGCTCCGCACTCGGAACAGACGGTGTTGTTGCCCGCTTCGACCGGCTTGCATGTAGGGTCGATAAGGTCGGCCAGACGCTCTAGTGTCAGCTCGTATGTATTTACGGCTGGCAGCTGTGGTCTAACACCGATACAGTGGAGTAGAAGCACGTATGCTTCTGATACATTACGAGCGATACCGCCTTCACGTATCGTTTTCAGAGTCTCTTTGCGCTCTTCACGGCTAGTCATCGCTATCACCTAGGTTTTCAAGCTGCTCAGCGATACGCCCTAATTCAACGTAAGGGTTAACGCCTATCGAAGTAGCTTCATCTTCTAAGACATGC